TGATTCTGGAGAACTAATGAAACCTAGTGAATTAGTCTCTGAATTTCTCACTGCAAGCCCTCATTTTGTGAAAGCAAGTCAGGGTGGAACTGGATCAACCGGAAATGCAGGTGGCTCGACTCCGAAGCAAAAATCGGTGGCTGATATGACTATGGACGAATACCGTGAGTACCGTCAGGATATTGGCAGAGGCACGGTTGGAAAAGCCCACATTGGGTGAAACTAATTTGAGGAAATTGCAATGGCAAATGAAACTACTACTACCTCGTTAAACGATCTTTTTGCAAATATCGTTAAAGAGGCTATCTTTACAGCTCAGGAGAAATCACTGGTTCGCAATCTTGTAACCGTGTATGACATGAGCAACGATCCTTCCACCACCTTACAAGTTCCAGTTTATTCTGAGCCAAGTGCTGCTGCACTGACTGAGGGTACGGACATGACTGCAACTGAGGTTACATCTAGCGTCAAGACAATCACTGTCACTGAGGTTGGTGTTCAGGCGGCACTTACTGACCTAATGGCTCAGTCTACTGCCCGTGATGTTGCTGGCGATCTAGGGCGTATTCTTGGTGAGGCTGTAGCTAAGAAGATGGATGAGGATCTTATCGGTCTATTCGATGGCTTCTCTACCTCACTCGGATCTACTACAACCGAGCTAACTGTCGCTCACGTTGCACAGGCGGCCGCTACTTTGCGAGCTAATAAGTTCGGTGGTACACCTAACATGGTTATCCACCCTTATCAGGCGTATGCGCTGAAAGCTAACCTGACCAATACCTTCGTTAATCCTAATGCTGGCGACCTCCAGAATGAGGCTATGCGATCTGGTTATGTTGGTCAGATTGCTGGCGTTAATGTCTTCGAGTCTGCTAACGTGGAAATTGACGGAAGCGGAGATTCTAAAGGCGCAATCTTCGTACCCGAGGCTGTAGGTCTTGCAGTCAAGTGGGATATTAAGGTAGAGCCAGAGCGTAACGCTTCACTTCGTGGCTGGGAGCTGAACGCTACTGCCGCTTACGGTGTAGGCGAGTTGCAGGATGGTGCTGGTGTTGAGATGTACTTTGACGCTGGACTTTAATCCATAAATCCTGACCCCTTCGGGGGTTGGGTGTATTGGAGGACTTGCTATGGCAATGTCATCAGATAGTGACCTGACAACCTATCAGCCTGATATTCTAGGATACGGCATCTCTGCCTTTACTTCCTACCATGCAACTGCGCAGGGAGATATAGAGCGAGAGCTACGAGTCAACTGGTATCCTAAAGCAGGGTTTTCAGCAGACGAGATGGATGCCGACCTTCTAACAGAAAGCCAGTTTACAAGAGCGTGCGTTTTTCGAGTACTGGGGTGGTACGCACTTCCGCAACTAACGAAGTGGAACTCTGGTGGCGATGAGGATAAGTTTCAGATTATGATGGCGCATTATCGCTCGGCATATCGGGATGAGATGGATTCTATTCTTAAAGATGGCGTAGAGTATGACGCTAATGACGATGCCACTGTATCTGTTTCTGAAAAGAAACCAGTGCATCATGGAAGGCTGTATCGGTGATTACCGTTAAGGTTAAAGATAGGTTCGGTAAGGAGCTTCAAAAGAAGCTCAGAAAGTTCCCCTCTGCCACTGATAAGGCATTGAGTGTAGCGACCATCTACGGCATGAAAACCATCAAAGATAGAACTGCAAAAGGCGTATCAGTAAATGGAACTGCATTTATGCGTTACTCCGAAGGCTACCGGAAGTGGAAACGAGAGTACGCTGGCAAGGGCGGTGCTAAACCTAATCTATTCCTGCATGGCAGTATGCTTGGTAGCATGACCACTGGAATCAAGAATGGCGATGGACGTATTTATTTCGCACGCAAAGCAGAGTCTAAAAAGGCGATGTGGAATGATAAGACCAGACCCTTCTTTGACCTCAATGATGGCGAGAGAACAGATGCCATTAAGGAGTTTGAGTCAGAGTTTTTAAGGCTGATTGATTTATGAGCAAGAGGGAAGATATAGCCTCAGACATAATCACTCAGCTTGATGCTATGAGTAGTCCAACACTGAAGCTGATAACTAGAGAGCCATATGATGTAGAAGAGTTATCTGACGCTCAATTCCCCTCTGCCTGGGTGTCTTCTGGTTCAGAAACCAGAGAGGATTATACTCTGGGAGAGACCACTGCCAACAGAGCAGGAACTATAGATTATGTGATTATTGGTTACGTTAAAGGGACAACAACCAATATAGATACAAAGCGGAATGAGTTGATCGCAGGTATTGAAACAACTCTGGACGCTGACAGAACACGGAACGGCAATGCAATAGACACGCAGATCGTTTCAGTGGAGACAGACGAGGGAGAGGCTTACCCTCATGGAGCAATCAAAGTGGTTGCCCGTATTTTTTACCAATTTGAACGAGGCACACCGTAAGGAGTAAATTATGGCTACAGTAAAAGGGTATAACGGGTCTCTCAGAGATTCATCTGGAAATTTAATTGGGGAGCTGACCAGCTTCACCTTGAACATTACTCAGAACACAGAACAGCATAATGCTTTCGGTGATGAGTGGATAGATACCACAGCCACTAGCAAGGGTTGGTCGGTAGATGGATCAGGCATGTATGATCCTGACGACACTTATCAGAACGCATTAGTGGATGAGGTTATCTCTGGCGACTCAAGCTACAGCATTGAGGTACGAGCAGAAGGTGATACAACCGGAGACGAGAACTTTTCTGGCACTATCATCATGGGCGATGTATCAATTGAAGCGGCTAGTGATGGGGCGATTGGTTTCTCATTCTCTGGTCAAGGGCATGGTGCATTAACCAAGAGTACAGTTGCTTAATGGCTTTCAAGGCGATAGATAGAACGGAGACTCTACAGGTTGTATCTGTAGATGATCCGGCTATCGATAAAGAGCAGTCTGATATTGATGCGTATAAAGATTCGCACGATATGAAGGATATAACCTTTATTGACGGGGAAGAACCTACAGTATTTGAGATCGGCACAATATCCTTTATGAAGTTTGCAGAGATCAAGGATAGGCATATCTCTTTTGACCTTGGCTCAGATGGTCAGGAGATTAAGACAAATCTTTTTGGATTGACTGCTGACGCACTTCGTTATTCGCTAAAGAAAGCAGATAACCTTCCCTTCAAGCTAAAGATTGAAAGGGGTAGATTATCAGATACCACAATGGATAAGCTGGCAAGGCTAGGTATTGTGGAAGAGTTAGGCAATATAGCCTTGAACCTCAATGGTTTTGGAGATGATGACGAAAAAAAGTCCTAGGGGCTGTACTCCAGACTCATCTCCAGTACGATTGCAGGAAGTGTACTGACCATGATAAAGAGGTAAGAGGTTGCGGTTATAAGGCATCTGTAGTGGTTATGGCTCATGGAGTCAAGGGACATACGACTAGATGCCCTGTTATAGATTCAAACGAGATGGGAGACTATTTCAGAATCTATCAGTATTGGCAGAAAGGGCGGTTTCCCAATAAGGGAACATGGGCTGAACAACCTTACAGGTTAGTAATGATAATGGAGGCTATTGATGGCATTGTCGAACAAACAAATCGAAATCCTGATTAGTGCTAGAGACAAGGCGACAAAGGTTCTCCGAGGTGTCAAGAAAGCCTTCAAGAAGCTCGCTAAATCAGCAAAGAATGTAGGCAAAGGTATAGGGGGAGTATTCAAAAAACTCTCTGGAGTCCTGTTCAATTTCAAGACATCTCTGATCGCTCTTGCTGGTGCAGGAGGGTTCGGGATGCTTGCGAAAGGCATCATAGATACAGGCATTGAATTTGAGAACTATAAAGCTACTCTCAAGACTGTTCTAGGCTCGCAAGAGAAAGCTAACAAGTCATTCGAGTGGTTAGAAAAGTTTGCATCATCCACTCCTTTTGCGATTAACGAGCTGACAGAATCATTTGTAAAATTAGCCGCCTACGGTATAGACGGGACTAAATCACTCAAGACTCTAGGTGATGCCGCTAGTGCTATGGGTAAACCCATTATGCAAGCAGTAGAGGCTATGGCTGATGCTCAGACAGGCGAGTTTGAGCGAATGAAAGAGTTTGGCATCAAGGCGGTTCAGATTACCAAAGCCAACGCTTCCCGTATGGGGGCAAGTCTTGAGGAAGTAGGCAAGACTGCTCTCTCATTTACCGACAAGATGGGTAAGGAGCAATTCAAGATTATTGATCGTAATAATCGAGAGATGGTTACAAATACCATTCAAGCTATCTGGAACGAGAAGTATCAGGGTGCTATGGAAGAGAGATCAAAGACTCTCGGAGGTATCCTTTCCAACATGGGTGATAGGTGGGTTAAGTTCAAATCATCTGTTGCTGACAACATCCTGCCCTTGCTATCCAAAAGGCTTAAACAGTTTGGTGATGTAGTAGATGAGTATTTCCTAAACTCAGGAGGAGCGGCAGAGGGTTGGGAGAAGTTAATCTCCAACGTGATGAAGAATGGTGTTGAATATATAACGGGCTTTGGTGCTGGATTAGTACAGCTTGCCTATGATTCTGGTATTGCTTTCAAGGGCATGGAGAATGACAGCGAGTCATGGCAGAAGCTAGGTAGAAAGCATGTTAAGTTCTTGAAAGCGAAATATAAAGAGTTCAAGGAGTGGATGGACACGAACGGGAAAAGTATGTGGAATGAGGTTAAGGCTGGCGCAAAATCTATCTTGGACGTATTCCGTACTATCGCTAGAGCCATCAATGGCGTAATTAGTGCATATCGTTCACTTCAAAGGTTCGGCAAAAATATAGGAATCGGGGCGGCAGAGATGGTTGGTCAAGGATCAACTGCACAGACATTAAGGGCTGGTGGCTTATCTTATTCGCAGGGTCGTTATCCCATCAATCAGGATGTTGTGGATCGCACTACTGATACTCAAGAGCC